GTCAGCGGGCGGGCGGGCTCCTGCCCTGTCCACATCTGGACAGTACTGGGCGGACCCACTACTGTCCAGATGTGGACAAGCACGGCGATAACCTGTCCAACTGTGACCAGCCGCGAGGAGCAGAACGCCTTGATCGACCTACAGGAGCTTCTTGCCAGCGACCTGAGCGCGGCGGGCCGAGAGACCCTGATCCGAGGGGTGCAGAACGCGGAACTGGTGTTCGACGAGGCGCAGCACTGGAGCGGGAGGCTGGTGGCTGCGTTGAGGCAGCACCACGACCTGTCCTGGCCAGTGCTGGAAAAACTGACCGGCGTGCCGAAGGCGACGCTGATCCGGCGCGCGCAGCCGTACCTGTAGGCGCCCCGCTCGTCTACTACCTCCGTCGCAACGGCCTGATCAAAATCGGGTACACGGCCAGGTTCGCCGACCGCATGCGCGCGCTCCGCCCGGACGAGCTGCTCGCCGTCGAACCCGGCAACATCCCGCTGGAGACGGGGAGGCATCACCAGTTCGAGGCCTTCCGCGTCCCGCACGGCGAGGGCCGGGAGTGGTACGCGCCCGAACCTGAGCTGCTCGATCACATCGCACGCATGCGCATGATCTACGAGGCGCCGCTGCTACCCACCCGGCAGTCGCCCCGCCCTCGACGGTCAAGCCCGTTCCCCGAGACGCTCGACATTCCGGAGGGATCGACGAGCCCCGAAGACGTGCGGGTGTTCCTGGCGATGAGCGATGCTGCGCGCGCAGAACTGCCGTCGGAGCACATCATCGCGTTGGTGAAGGACCTCCGCGACCGCCGCAAGCATGTGCTGGGCACTCACTCGGCGGAGCTACGCCGACGGGGCTGGACCTGGCCACGGATCGGGAAGGCGGTCGGCGTAGACCAGTCGACCGCGTACGGGTGGGCGCAGCCCTACCTCAAGCCGGGCGAGTAACGAGCGGGGATGCCCCCGAACGAAAGCTGGCCGGGCAGATCGTGTCCGAGTGGCAGGACAGCCTGCCGCCGGTCGGCAACGACATCGGCCGGCCGCTGACGATCGAGGTCACCGAGGAAGAGGTCGTGGCCCTGGTCGAGTCCGTGCTGCAGGGACCCGCCAAGGCCCATTTCGGCTCCGGTTCCGTGCAGGCGGACGGTTCGAGTACTGGGTGTTCCGCGGACTGGTCCTGTCCGGGGCGCTGCTCGTTCCGGCGGTGCTCGGGTGACGACCAATACTTGAGCGTTCAAAGCGGGAGGGCCCGAGACCGGGGGATGGTCTCGGGCCCTCTCTCGTTCTGGCGCCTTCCGGTCAGCGGGTGAACGCCGCGGCGGAGATGCGGAGGCCGCGGCCGCCCTCGTCACTGCTGATGCGGGTCTGCGGGTCGAAGCCGAACTGGCGCAGCGTCTTGCTGATCTTGGCGAGGGGTTCGCGCCGATCGGCGCGGATCATCGTGTAGTCGGTGGTGGACTCGAGTTCGACCTCGTGGGCGGCCAGCAGGTGGCGCAGCAGACCCTCGCGGATCTGGGCGGGCAGGTTGCCGTGGTCGGCGCCAATGGCGCAGTAGCAGTAGGCGTTGGAGCGGTCGGTGTTGTGGTGGGCGGAGCGGGTGGTCGTGGTGGGCATCTGGGTTCCTCCTGCGGGCCGCCCTTTTCTGTCACCCACATAATGGTTGACGGATGGGTCGGGAGCAAGAGGTCTGGGCAAGTTTTTTGGGTGGACAGAAAACAGCGGTTTCCGGTAACCTGACACCCATGTCAGAGCCGTCCCAACCCCGCCGCCGAGGACGTCCACCCACTGGCATTACCCCAAAGCGGTACCTCCGCGTCGGGGCCATCTGGGACGAAGTCGAGCGCCTCGCCCGCGACATCAGCGGCGAGACCATGACCGACGTCGTCAAGCGCCTCCTCGACGCCGAACGCCGGCGGCTCCTCCGGCTGCAGCGCACCCAGCAGGCAGGAGAATGACCACCGTGGACATCCTCGACGCGATCGACGCTGTCACCGCCCCGGCATGTGGGACGTGCACGGAGCCGCTCGACCCGGCCGGCCCGTCGCTGTACTTCTGCGACGACGAGTGCTCGGCGAGCTGGCATCGCACGCAGGGTGAGCCGCTCGTCGGCTACCGGGAGCCGTGGCATCGGCCGCTGGGCTTCCCGGGCGTCGGCTCCGACGAGCATGTCTCGGTCGACCGGGAGCGGGTCGTCAGGACTCGGATTTACGACGGATCGTTCAGCGGAGCCAGGCCGGACCGGATCCTCGTCGACGACGGGGACGAGTGGCGGGAGATCGGAAGCGTCCAGAACGGAGCCCTGCGCTGGGAGGACACGCCAAACCCCGCCCGCCAGTCCTGGCGCGGCCCAGCGGGACGTCGCCATGGCCCATTTTCGGGCCCTTCGGCCCATCCCCGGCCCATTGACCTTGACGGGCTGATCTCTGGTCGAGCGTTCTAGCTGGTCAAGCGCGGTGCCCCCGGGGTGATTCGAACACCCGACACACGGTTTAGGAATCCCATCGTCGCCTTGAATCCAGGTGAGTCGACTTGTATCACCCGGACCGTTTCGGCAGGTCAGAGCGCCCGCAGGCGACGCCGAGTTGTATCCCGCTGTGCCGAGTTGGACCCACCCGCCGGCCCATCCTCCGGCCCATCCTGGATGGCGGCGCGCGCCGCGGTGAGCGACATCGACAACGCAACCCGCACCTCGTCCCAATCGTCCTCGGGCCGAAGGTGCGCATACCGGGCCGTCGTCTTCAGGTCCTCGTGGCCCAGCAGCAGCTGCACCCGCTCGAGCGGCACGCCCAGCTGCACGAGCCGCGAAGCGTAGGTGTGCCGGAGGTCGTGAAGGTGCACCGTCGGGACGCGCTTCGTCTTCGCCCGCCCCTTCGCGTCCTTCTTGCCGTCGGGCACCTCGTCGAAGAACCCGGCCAGCTCGACGGCCTGGCGCCACTGCCGCTCGGCGAAGTTGTGCGCGTCGATCGGCGCCCCCTGCGGCCCGGTGATCAGGAGCCCGCCCGGGCACCGGCCCGCGCGGTGGGTCTTCCCGCACGAGCGGGGCGCCGGGTGCCGGTCGATCCACTCCTGCAGCAGGGCGCCGAGCTCGGGGGACAGCGGCACGGTGCGGCGCCGCTTCGACTTCGGGTAGCCCCGCATCTCGCCCTCGGGCGCGTCGTAGGTCTCGATCACGTGCAGGCGCAGCGCGTCCAGGTCGACGCGCGCGGCGTGCAGTCCGGAGGCCTCCGACGTTCGCAGGCCGGTGCCGAGGATCAGCTCGGCGAACACCCGCCACCGATCCGAGAGGTGGTAGAGGATGCGGCCGGCCTCGGCGTCCTCCAGGAACCGCTCCTGCCCTGTCGGCACGGTGGGGACCTCGATGCCGGTGCACGGGTTGGCCGCGATGATCCCCTCGCCGACGGCGACGTTCAGCGAGTTCGAGAGCGCGTACAGGGCCTTGCGGGTGGTGCTCGCCGATCTGCGCCGGGCCAGGTCGTTCACCCACGCCTGCACGTCGATCCTCGAGATGGCGATCAGCGGAGTCTGGCCCCACCGTGGCCGGACGTGCGCGCGGACAGTCGACTCGTCGGTGCGCCGGGTGCGCGGCTCCGATCGCTTCGCCGCGAGCCAGCTATCGCACCAGTCGCCCCACTTCATCCGGGCGGCGACCGGGTCGGTGCGCTGGCCGCGATGGACCTTCGCCTCCTCCTCGCCAGCCCAGCGCAATGCCGCGGCTTTCGTGTCGAAGGTGCGCGACCGCTTCCGCCCGGCAGCGTCGTAGTAGCGGCCGCGGTAGCGCCAGATCCCACGCGACTCGTCGCGGTAGCGCTCGGCTGAGGGCATGCCTAGTCCTCCGCTTCAATCCGAGGCGGCGCGCGGGAGTGGCACGGAGTGCAGGCGCCGCGGAACGGTGCGCGCTGACGTTGCGGCGTCGGCGCCGAGGGCGAGGGCCCGCAGCGCGTCCATCATGGCCCAGGCTAGATCTTCGGCCGGGCTTCCTGCGTCGAGGTAGAGGATGGGACGGCCGCCTGCGGGCTCCAGGCGTGCGACGGAGTCGGGCATCGCTACGTAGACGATGTCGGCCAGCTGCCCGAGTCCCTGGGCGAGGGTGTCGGCGGCGACGGCAGATCGGAGGCGGGCCATATCTCGGTTGGTCCGTTCATCTGGGGGAGCGTGCGGGGCCGATGCCCGTCGGAACGCTCGGTTGACCCAGATGCAGTAGTAGAGCGAAACCCCGCTACGAGTGGAACCTCCCCTGCACCCACTGCTTCACCGCCGTCGCGCCAGGGCGTTGGTGTTCGTCAACCAGGGTGAGGGAGCGGATCGATTCGATCGCAGACGGTAGGCGAAACCGCGCAGTGTGTCACGCTCGATTGTCGACATTTCGGGCGGGAGTGTTACGCCGTGATGGAGCATCGGACTTAGCCCAGTCCAGCGTGAGGTCTCCGCCGTTCGGCCCCCCGATGCCGCCGTGCAGCTCATCGTCGTCATCTGGATGGCTCAGCGTGTCGGCAACTGCAGCTCTGATGAGCGTGAGAATGGCCTCGCGCATGCGATCCGACAGCCTGTCCGTTCCGGTGGGGAGGAGCTGGGCGAGATCGGGGCCGCGCCGGCGGGCGTCGAGGCCGAGGGACTGCGCGGCGGCGAGCACGACCGTCGTGACGTCGACCTCGAGCACCTTCGCCATGACGTCGATCGTCGGCGGCTCGGGAAAGACTCGCTGCCGCACGCCGGACCCGAGTTGCTGCCATCGGCCCTTTGTGAGCCGGTGGTCAGACCTACGCTCCAGGTCGCCATAGGACCATCCGCGCTCGTCCATGCGAGCGCGAATCAGCTGCTGGAGCGTCAACACCTGCTCACCGTCACCTGTCAAGTCATGGTCCGTCAACGGCCAGCCTCTCACTCGTCAGCAGCTACTCGCGCAGCACCTCCGGCTGCATGCCGCTTGCCGCAGCAGCGCGATTTGTGCGCAGTGGCTTCGCTGGCAACGACCGTACTCACCTGCAATGGCCGCCGGAATGAGGCCCGAACCGGCGCGTAGTAGCAAGCAGCACGACGGCGACTGTCGCTTGACGCCTCCGGCGAGCAGTGACAGGCTGCGCCGCGTCAAGCAGCAAGCAACATCACAGAGGACCACCATGAAAAGAGCGCGTGACCCCAGCCTGATCCGTAAGGCCATGTCCGCCCGCGAGCTCACCTACCGTGAGATGGGGCTTCTCGCCGAGTGCTCGGACGGCACCGTGCGGTTCGTCCTCGCCGGAAAGCCGCTCAATCCCCGCCTGGCCCGCCGCTTCGCGAGGGTGCTCCGCCGCCCCGTCGACGAGCTCTTCACGGACGCCGGGTCAAGCAGCGAGCAGATCGACGACAACCAGCGGGCGGCCGGGTGAGTGCCGGCAGCCTGACCGAGCAGGCGTGGTTCACCACTGGCGAGGCCGCGATCTACACGCGCCGGGCCACGGTCACGATCCGCCGTCACGCGGCCGCCGAGACTTTGCGCTCGACGCAGGCCGGGCGGGGACGAGGCCGCCGCTACCGCCGCGAGTGGCTGGACGAGTGGCTGCTGAGCAGCCCCAGCCTGCCCGTGTCCCGCCCCGCCTGACCTCCCGCGCCTGGCGCTCACTCCCCCCGCCAGCTGTGACAAGTCATGGGGCCCCGGCGGCCAACTCCCCTGCGGTCGCCCCCGGGCCTGCTCTTCGTCTACTCCCCCGATGATCTGGAGAACTCGTGCACCTGAGCGACACCCGCCCCGCCGTCCAACACCCCGAGTGGTGCAGCCCCGCCCACTGCGACGCCGCCGCCGGTCACGCCGACGTCCGCCACAGTTCCGCGCCGGAGGTGTGGATCGCGGCCGAGGACGAGGTCGAGCTACAGGCGGCGGTACACCGGGACGACTACGAGGAGGGGCTCCAAGTGCACGGTGTGACGCTGCGTCTACACGTGGACGGCACCCCGCTCCACGCCGACGTCCTCCTGGGCGCGGGAGACATCCAGCGCCTGGAGGCCGTGTTCGCCCGCTACCGGCAGATCAGCTCTGATCAGGAGTAGTCGGCCCGTAGCCGTCGAGGAACGAGTCGATCAGCTCGACGATGGCGCGGCGTTGCCGATCGTTGAGCTGGTTCGCCCGGATGGGGAGCTCGAAGGGCTCGGCCTCCCCGCGGGGTTGGCCGGCCAGTTCCCGCAGCCGGGGGAGCGGTAGCCCGAGCCCGTCGGAGATCCGTTTGAGGGTGACCTCGCTGACGCCGCGGCCGTCGAGGACGCGCCTGCCGGTTTCGAGCGCGAGCCCGGTCCGGGACTGCAGGTCGCGGAGCGTGGTGAGGCCCAGTTCGGTCATGCGGCCGCGCACGTACTCGGCGAGGGTGGTGGGCTGCGTGGTCGGCTCAGTCATGGCGGCTGCTGCCGGCGAGCTGCTGCTCGAGCTCGCGGACACGCCGTCGGCTCGCGGCGAGCCTGCTGGCGAATTCGGCGAGGAGCTCGGCGTCCTCGGCCTGGCGGACGGTGGGTCCGTCGTCGGTGGGGTCGGTCGGGGTGCCGCGGAGTCGGGTGTTGAGGGCGTGCTCGATGGCGCCGATGTGTTGCTTCGGAGGTCGGCCGCGCTCCCAGTTTCCGACGGTGCGCTTCACGACGCCTACCGCTTCGGCGAGCTGGTCTTGCGTCCAGCCATGGGCTTCTCTGGCGGAGCGGATGCGCTCGCCGAGGTCTTGGTCAAGGCTCACATGTGGAAGTGTGGCAGGTCGGGTTGTGGAATCCGCAGGTCAACGCCACGTTGTGGTGGTCGTTGTCACCCGGTCGTGCTTCTGGGCGACCGTGTGTTCCACAACGGAGCTAGACAATTGCCTCTAGTTGCCTTTATGGTTCCCCCATGAGTCAGCCGCGCACCAACGGACACACCGTCCGCGCCATCCGGCGGGCCCGCGGCATCCGCCAAGACCACCTCGCCATGGAGGCACCGGTTTCCGCCGGCTACCTCTGTCATGTCGAAGCGGGCCGCCGCTTCCCCCTCCCTGAAGTCACCCGCCAGCTCGCCGCCGCCCTCGACGTGGACCCGAAGGTCCTCACCGGCGAGATCCCCCCGATCGAGACCCTCCGCACCATCGAGGGTCTCTCCGTCCACGACCTCGCCCAGCGCTGCGGGCTCACCATCGCCCGGCTGCAGCGCATCGAGCAGGGCACCGACATCCCCGACCCCGACCTCGCCGCGGTCCTCGCGGCCCGGCTCGGCTGCCCCGTCGAGGCCATCACCCCGCAGCTGGGGCGGCCCGGCGGCAGGGTCGCCTAACCGTTCTTGATCCACCCCAGGGCGGAGCCATGCCCGCCCTGACCACCGTCTCACCGGACGACAGACAAGGAACCTCGTGACCACCATCCGCGCCATCGCCGCCCCGCGGCTCGAAGTGCTGCTCGCCGCGCTCCTGGCCTCCATCGCGTTCTTCGTTACCCCGTTCACCCCGGAGCCGAAGCAGCCGCGGCACGCCGCGCGCCGGCACCAGCCGTGCCTGCGGGTGTCCGGCGCCCGAACCGCGAAGCCCCGCCACCGCGCAGCGCGGCAGGGCCGGAACCTGGACGCCTTCCGGGTCGCAGCGGGCGCCCTCGCCACCGTCGCCGTGCTGATCGCCTGGTACGGGTTCGACCTTGCCTCCTTCGTTGGCGCGGGTGCGTGATGGCCGCCGACGTCCCCAACGAGTTGGACGAGCTGCGCGCGGAGAACAGCCGCGGCTACGCGGAGCGCGCAATCGCCCACAGCTGCCTCTTCGGCGACACCACCGACGACACGATCCCCGAGGGGTTCGACTGCGGTGGCTGCTCGTGCCACCTGTCCGCGCCGTGCGGCCACTGCCTCACGCACCTTGAAGACGAGGAGTCGCAGTACATCCGCACCATGACAGGGCTGACGGGCCGGTGGACCCGATGACCGCCGCGCGCGCGTTCGACGACAACCGTGACCTGACACCCGTCGAGTGCGAGAACTACGAGGTCTGCGACTGGGCCGGCACCGCCGACGACCTCGACTCGCTGGACACCTGCCCGCGCTGCTTCGAGTCGACGGTGCGCGCCCCCGTCCCCGGCGCCCTGGGCTTCGAGCTCGCCGAGCCGTTGACGGCGGCCGGCATCAAGTGGACACCAGCCGACGGTGACCCGATGGCCTGCCCGATCGGAACGGCCCTGGCCGCAGAGACCGCGAGGCGCAACCCGTGACCGACTTCCCCGCCTGGGTCGACGAGGCCGCCGCCACCGAGGCTGGCCTGACCTTGTCGCAGCTCACCGCTCTCGTGGGCGTTGCCGATGGGCTGACGAACGACTCGATCGGGCGCCGGACGCACCGCTCGGCGGAGACGATCCGGACGCATATCCGGGTGATGTGCGCGCGGTTCGGCGTCGACAACCGCACTTCGCTGGTCGTGGCCGCTTACAACGCGCGGATCTTGCTGCCCCGCCCGGCTGTGGAGCGTGCGGCGTGATCGGGCTGCTGGTCGTCATCTACACGTTCCAATGGCTGGACGGCCTCACCCTGGCGATCACCGCCGCCGCCCTCGTCTGGCTGGCAGTCGCCACCCGGACCGCGCTGGTGGTGGGGCCGTTGCTCCGCCGCGACCGACACGCCGCCGCGATCGGCACCACGACGATCGCCCTGTCGCCGGCCAAGGCCGCCGAGCTGCGCGACTCCCTGACAGCCGCTCTGGCCGAACCTGAGGAGACCCCCAATGGGCACTGAGCAGACCACCCCCGCGAGCGCCTTCTGGGCGGCGATCCGGGAGGGGCGGAGCTACCAGGCTGCGGAGGCCGCGCAGCTCCGCGTCGAGAACCAGGCCCTCCGTGAGGCCGCGGCGTGCGGCAAGGAGGAGACCCCAATGGGCACTGACACCACCGCGAAGTCCGCGAGTGACGAGCTGATCGAGCGCCTAGAGAAGGCTCGCGCTGAGGTGCGGGCGCTGCGCGCCGAGAACTCGCGCGAGCTGGTGCGATACGACGTCGCATACGCCGAGGTTGTGGCCGAGCGGGATTCGGCACGACGGGAGCGGGACGCGGCGATGACTGTTCGTGACGAGACGCGTGCCCGACCGTCCGTCTTGGAGGCGGGCGAGACCCGCGCCGAGTGGGGCGTGCAGGCCCGTGACGCACGGATCTACTCCTACGGCGAGCACGAGGACGCCACCCGCGAGTACCTGAGCTCCACCCTGGTCGAGGGGGACCGCCTGGTCCGACGCGAGGTGCGCACCAGCCCATGGGTGCCGGTCGAGGACGAGGCGGCCGAGCTGGCGGGCCGGGACGGAGGCATCACCCATGGCTGATATTGCGCACCTACTCGGCACCGTGATCGAGGACCACATGATCGAGTCGTTCCAGAACGACGACTCCAGCATCCGGATCGGGGACCGCCGGTTCCGCCTCGCCTATCTGGAGGAGGCCCCGGGTATCGACGACGAGACGCTCGTCGTGATCGAGCCCGCTACCGGTGACCTGTACCAGGTCGATCTGCTCGGCGTGCAGGTCCGGAGGATCGAGCCTGCGAAGGACGAGCCAGTCGTCGACCCGAACCAGCTTGCCCTGGAGGCGCTGTGAGCACCGAGCAGACCACCACCCCGGACCCCGCGCCCACCGATGGCTTGCCGCCCTACTCCGATGACCTCGTCGACAAGGCCCTCAGCTACGTCGATCAGCGCGGTGGCTCCGCCGCCCGGGCGGAGGTCATCCTCGCCACCGAGGTGCGTTCGCTGCGCGAGGTACGAACCGAGCGGAATGCGCTGCGGGCGGAGTTGGCTCGTGTCCGTCCCGTGGTCGACGCAGCCCGCGCGTGGAAGGCGAAGCGCGACGGCCTGGGCTGGCCGCGCCCACGGCGCGCCCCGGTGCCGGAGAAGTCGAGCATCACCGAGGCAGCCGACCTGCACGACGCGGTGGCTGCGCTCGACGGGGACGCTGCGGCAACACCCGCGGCGCGCTGCGACTCTGATGAGGTCGACGACTGCTCGTGCGGCGCAGCTGGTGGCTCCGCACCAGTAGACGACACCGCCGCGCACATGGCCGTTCAGGACGCGATCGAGACCGCGCTCCGCGATGCCGGCCACGGTGACCTGCCTGATCTCGCCGACGTGGTGTTCGTCGCCGCTGAAGCTGCCCGCGCCTCGTCTGCACCCCCAGTGGAGGGCACCGATGACTGATCTGCTGAACGCCGCGCTGACGATCGGCGTGATCGCGTTCCTCACCTCCCCGATCTGGTACCCGATCATGGCCGCGAACCGGGTCCTGGACGCGGCCGAGCGGGAGCGGCGCGAGCGGAGGAAGGGCCGTGGCTGACGCCTCCTCCGCCCCTGCCCGCACGTGGTCCACCGTCACGTGCGGGTGTGGTCACGCCGAGCGGATTGACCCGGACCGCATCTACCACACGATCCCGACCGGCCGGGCCCGCTGGCAGGTCGACCCGGCCACCTCCACGGTGTCGCTGGCCGACGAGTACGGCTACATCTGCGACACGTGCTGGGAGGCATTGCCAGATGAGTGAGGCGCGCGCCGTACAGCGGGCAGCCACCCCAACCACGCCCCAGGAGGGCTGAGCTATGACTCTCGACGAATGCCGCGCAGCCATCGGCCGGACTGTGAACTACTGGCCCGGCTTCGCCAAGCCTGAGCGCGGCGTGATTGCCGAGGTCGGGAGCCAGTACGTGTTCGTTCGGTACGGCTCGGACGAGCACGCCAAGGCGACGATGCCGGAGACGCTGTCTCTGACCACGGCGGTGTCCCGGTGACCGGCGTCGACTCCTCCGCCCGTGACCGCGCCATCGAGGCGGTGCGTGCTGCCATCCACCGGCCGATGTACGCAGGCGAATCGACCGCCTCCAACGCTGTGGACGCGCTTCTCGCGAACCCGGAGGTGCTGCGTGCTCTGGCCGGGGAGGCTGGGGCTCCCGACACCCCACCCGCCGACGACGTGCCAGCCGTGTGGTGGTCCCCGACGCTCGGGCTCATCGAGAAGGACGTCTACGAAGCACTGCCGGGAGTGCCGTTGCCGACGACGTACGCGCACTGGTCTGGCGAGGACTGGGAATCGATCAAAGAGCTGCCTTCGGATGCGGTGCGGCTCGTCCCGGCTGCGGCCACCACCCCAACCGACGAGATCGAGATCGACGGGCACGACCTGGGAGTGGTCCGGTTCCCGGCCCCAGGGCAGCTCGTGAACGAGAACCTGGCCGGCGTGGTGCTGCGGCACGTGCCTACTGGCATCGAGGTGTCGTGCTCGTCGGAGCGGACCGCCCTCCAGAACGAGGTGAAGGCGCTCGCCGAACTGCGGGCTGTGCTTGCCCGCCGCACCGAGGAGGGCGAGACCAATGGCCGCTGAGCTGGCCGCGATCGTCACGCCAACCAAGTACGTCGTCTGCTGCCTCCCGGAAACGGTCCGCTCCTGGCACCGCTGGTCCCTCATCGTGGAGTACCGCGGCCAGGACCGGTGGGTCGTCCTGCGCGACGGGGAGGCCATGGCCTACGACGGAACGTGGGACTTCGAGCCGTCGCCGTCCTCACGTTCGGACTGGTGGATGGCGGCCCACTACTTCGCTCTGGAGACCGCGCTTGGGATGGCTCGTCACAAGGCCCCGCACGTGGAATACGCCGGGCTGATGGCGGCGGACGTTCTGGCCCGCGCGGCTGTGGCCGCACCCGAAACCACGGAGACCTGATGCCGCGCCTCATGTCCGTCGCCTTCACTGAGCAGGCGGTCCGGGACCGCCGTAAGACCGTGACCCGCCGCAAAGGCTGGGCGCACCTGCGCCCCGGGGAGCGACTCACGCTGTGCCGCAAGGTCATGGGTCGCAAGAAGGGGGAGCCGCTCGTCCGGATCGTCGACGTCGAGGTCGTGTCCGTGCGTCGCGAACCCCTGTCTTCGATCACCGCCGACGAGGTGGCCCGCGAAGGGTTCCCGGGCATGTCGCCGGGCGAGTTCATCCGCCGCTTCTTCATTGAGCCGCAGGGCATCCAGCCCGCCGACCCGGTGACGCGGATCGAATGGGCCTACGTCTCGGCGGCCTGCGCGGCTGTGGCCGCACCCGACACCACCGAGGAGACCCCGAACGATGCCGACCGATGAGCAAGGCGACGAGTACATGACCTACGAGGAGTTCGCGGCGAAGCCTGTCGTGATCCCCGCCAACCCGGACCCGGAGGACGTGGCCCGCGCGGTCCGCTACATGGAGGAGTGGCTTCCGATCGGCGCCCGCTCGGTCGGGTCGGCGACGGTGCACTCGATCCAGATCCTGATGAACCATGCCCGCTCCACTGCGGAGGCCAGCGATGGCTGACCCGTCCCCGGGTGTGGCGGCAGACGCCCCCGACCTCACTGCAGTCGAGCGCGTGGCACGCAAGGAGATCGTGGGTCGCGGCGCTGGCTACATCACCGACATGGACACCGGTGACCTGCGCGTACTCATGGCCGAGTACGACCGGCGCGGCGTCGAGCTGGAGCGGCTGCGAGCGATGGAGCAGCGGGTGCGGGAGATCGCGGCTGGCCCGCGCGTTCGGTGGTTCGAGGGGGACGTCGCTCGACGCATCCTCGGGGTGGAGTCGTCATGACCGACGTCTACGAGGCGTGGAAGACGTGCCGCGACGCTGACCGGTGGGCCGACGAGGACGTCATCAAGCTCTACCGCGCAGCACAGGATCTCGCCCGGTACGTCGAGCAGCTCCAGGGCGAACGTGACCTCGCGGTGGGCGAGTTGGACATCGCACGCCGGGAGATCGAGGGCCAGCTCCGGTTGCAGCGCGAGATGGGTGAGCTGCACGGCAAGGTCTACGCCGAGTATGAGCAGCTCCGCGCGCAGCGGGCCGCCGCCCTCGACCTGCTTCGGCACGACTCTTCGGCGATCACCGCGCCGCAGCTCGCGAAGATCGTGCTCCTGGCTCTCGGAGCGGAGACCACCGATGGCTGAGCCGCTGCTGTCCGAGACGATCCCCGCCGACACGGGCCTGCTGTCCGCCCTCGAATGCGTCGAGCACACCGGCGCGGCCGGAGACCTGCCTGCCTACGTGGGGATCGAGCTGTACAACGCGCTCGCCGAGGCGCGCGCCGAACTGGCCCGGCTGCACGAGGAAGCCGCGGACGCGCTCGTCCAGCAGACGACGCTCAAGGGCATGACCGTCGAGGAGGGCGCCGCGGTACTCCAGCTCGGCCCCCCGCGAGAGCTGGTGATCGCATGGGTCGACGCGGCACGCAAGATGCTCGGCGACGCCCCGAACTACAGCGAGACCCGGATCGACTTCCCGGCCGCGTCGATGGAGGTCAAGGCTGCGGGCGAGGTCGAGCGGTACGTGTTCACAGTGCAGCGGGCTGGGCGGCTGACCCCGCACGAGGCGCGGCAGCGGGCGGAGAGCGAGCGCGACCAGGCCACCGCCGAGCTGGTCCGGGTGCGTGCAGCGGTCACCGACCTGGCCGATGAGGCGCCCGCGCTGATCCGTGAGAAGGCCCGACACCCCGACGGCTACACGTTCGCCGGGCTCGCCGAGCCGATCGTGGCCCGGCTACGGGAGACGCTGGGGGAGCCCGGCCATGGCTGACCGCTACTCCCCGGTCGCTGGCCGGCACCCAGGCTGGGCCGCTACATGGACCCTGCCGCGCTGTAGCCCAACTCAAATGGACAGGAGCCTGACATGCCGTGGTGGTACGAGGTGCCGTGGTGGGGCTGGGTCCTCGCCGGATTCGGTCTAGCGGCCATGTCCCGGTGGCTCATGCTCGACCCGTGAGCCGATAGCGGCATTGACGACTGGCTGCCCCGCCGGCGCCCGTCGGCCTCTAAGCCGTGACCTGCACGTCGGGCGTCGCAACCTGAGAAGGGTGCGGCGCCCTTCGCATGCCCAAGGGTCGGTGGTAGAACAAACGGGCTCGGTTGTGGAACGCGGCGAGACAACCAGAGGCAATTGCTGTAGGGTAGGGGAACGCGGTCAGGCCCCGCCGAGCGTGAACTCGACGGGGCCACGGGCCACCCGGACACCACTCCGGGACGACCCCACGGCCGCGGAACCTCGTGAAAGGACGGCCATTGCCAGTCTATGGCGCCTCACCTTCAACACCTTGTCTGCCGACTGCGCAGACAGCAGACGGCGCGTCGCCGCTCGGGTGCGTTGACGGGCTCATCACCGTCCCCACAGAGGACGGGCCCGTGGACTACGCCTGCCTCGGGCCGTGCTGCCGCGACCAGGTCGCCTGATGCCCGCCATCGGCGACACCATCGCCCGGCTCGGCGCCGCCTGGTCTGCCGGCGACATCACCCTCGACGCCGCCGTTGACCAGCTCCGCGACGTCGACCCGTCCCTGAGCGTGCAGGGCGCGCGGGCACAGATCCGCACCTGGAAGAGCGCCGCCTCCCGCTACGGCCTCGACACGGGCCTCGACGGCCACCTCGACAGCCGGGCCGTCTCCACGTCCGCGCTGCGCCAGGAGCGGCTCGTCTTCCGGTTCACCGCCCCGACAGCCGCACCTACCACCACGAACGGAGCCGTCGCATGACCGCGTCCACCATCGTCCTGCCCGCACCGCCCAACGGCGACACCCGCTGGTCGATCGTCACCCTCGCGAAGCACCTGTGCGTGCCCGTCTCCGCCGTCCACGACGAGCTGACGCCCGACGAGGACGAGGACGGAGACTCCCCGGACTTCCACTCGAACCGCACGTTCGTCCTCTACGAGGTCGACGGCGCGGACTACGGGGACTGTTGGCTTACGGAGGAGGCCGCCGAGCGGATCGCCGCAGCGCTGCCCAGCGGGCTGCTGGCCCGGCGGATCGCCGACGGCCACCCGGCCGGCACCGCGCTCCTGGGTCCGGACCACATCCACGACCTCGCCCGGCACATCGTCGAGCACCTCGGCGGTGAGAAGTGAGCGCGCCAATCGACATCAGCGCCCTCCGTGCCGACGACCAGCTCGTCGAACGCATCGCCGCGGGTGAACACGCTCCTGCCGACGAGGTCGAGCAGATGCTCGTCGCCTGGGCGAGCGGGGTCCGGCCGTGACCACAACCGAACCGCGCCACGACCACGACCTCCGCTGCCCCGAGCTCACCAACCCCGGCCAGCACGCCGACCCGACCCGGTGCACCTGCCGGGACGAGCACGGCAAGACTCCTCGGCAGCCGAGCTCGTGGGCCGACGGCGCCTGGGTCGGATTTGACACCGAGACCACGGGGGTCGACACCTCCACCGATCGCATCGTGACCGCCACGGCGATCGTGCACCGACCTGGTCGGCAGCAGACCGTGCTGTCGTGGCTCGCCGACCCTGGCGTGGAGATCCCCGAGGGCGCGGCCGCCGTGCACGGCATCACCACGGAGCAGGCGCGCGAGCACGGCCGCCCCGCCGCTGATGTCGTCGCCGAGATCGCTGCCGCGCTGGCCGAGCACTGGAGTCCCGCGTCTCCTCTTATCGGCTACAACGTCGGTTTCGATCTGTCGATCCTCGACGCCGAGCTGCGCCGCCACCACGACCGCGCGCTGCCGATGGCCGGCCCCGTGGTTGACCCTCTGGTGATCGACAGGAAAGTCGACAAGTGGCGGCGCGGCAGCCGGAAGCTCGTCGACGTCGCCCGGCACTACGGCATCACTCTCACCGCCGAGGACGCCCACTCCGCCGACGCTGACGCTCTCGCTGCGGCCCGCGTCGCATGGAAGATCGCCCACGCCTACCCCGACGAGGTCGGGCTCGTCGCACTCACCGATCTGCACGAGCGGCAGATCGGATGGCACCGCGAATGGGCCGACGGGATGGGTGAGTACCTCGTCAGCAAGGGCAAGCGAGACGACGTCCAGCGCGAGTGGCCGATGCGGGGTGCGTCGTGAGCGAGCTCGCATACCGGATCGCACAGGTGCTCCGTGAGGAAGCCGGCGATCTCCCCGGAGACCTCCGTTTGCAGATGACCGACGCCACTGCCCAGGCAGTCGTGAATGCGCGCCGCGAGCACTTCCGGCGGGCGCTCGTCGGGGATCTGTGCGGCGTTCTGTACCAGGTCCCGCAGCTTGCTAGCGACGCAGGACGCGGGCCCTATCAGCACGAGCTGCTCGCCGACAACATCGCCGACCTCCTCACCGAACTCGGCTGGATCACCCGCACCGACATCCCCGTCCGCGACGACGTGGTCGACGCCGAGATCCACGACGAGGCATGCGACAGCGGCGGCCCGTGCGAGGCGTGCCGCCAGCCGGTCGCCGCCATGCGGACCGCGCCATGACCCGCCCCACCCGCCGCCCCAAACCGCAGACTCAGAGGAGACACCCCGTGACGAACCCCGGCGCCGAGATCGCCACCCGCGACAACGGCAGCGTCCCCGCCGTCCAGCAGTCCGCCCCGGCGAAGACGCCCGTGCAGCTCGTCGGCCCGCAGGGCGACCTCGACCAGGCCTACCGCCTCGCCCAGGCCCTCGCGCACTCCCAGCTCGTCCCCGAGTCCCTGCGCGGGAAGCCGTCGGACATCCTCGTCATCACCCTGTACGGGCAGGAGCTGAACCTCCCCCCGATGCAGGCCATGCAGGTCATTGACGTCGTCAAGGGCCGCCCCACCTTGCGCGCCAACCTGTGGGTCGCGCTCACCCGCAAGGCCGGGCACAAGGTCCGGATCATGGAGTCCACCGCCGACTCGTGCACCGTCACCGTGGTCCGCCACGACGACCCCGACGGCCCGGTCACCGCGACCTACACGATGGCCGACGCCAAGCTCGCCGGGCTCACCACGAACGCGAACTACCAGAAGAACCCGAAGGCGATGCTGTACGCCCGCGCCGCCTCGACCGCGATCCGGCAGGCGTGCCCCGAGGTCGCCATGGGGTTCTCCGACGAGTACGAGCTCAACGACGTCCCCGCACCCGTCAACCCGGGGTCGCCGCTCGCAGCAGTCGTGCAGCAGCAGCCCGCCCCCGCGCAGCCCGCGCCGACGGCCGACGACTACGCCGACATCGTCGACGAGAACGGCGCCCTCTTCGGCTCGCCCGGCGGCGAGTCGTGAGCGGCCGGCAGATCATCGTGGTCGACGTCGAGACCAACGGCCTCGACCACGACCGCCACCAGGCCGTCGAGGTCGCCTGGTGGAACCTCAACACTGACGAGCGCGGCCTGTTCATCCCGCACCACGACGTGCAGAGAGTGCTCGGCGCCGCCGACATCGAAGCCCTGCGGGTCAACCGGTACATCGACCGGGTCGCCGGTCACCCCCAGGATCTCGCGCACACGGAGCTGCTCCGGCTCCACGACCAGCTCGTCAGGTACGACGAGGCTGGCGACTACGACGAGCACGCCCCCGCCCGGGTTCGCCACGCGCTCGCCGGAAGCAACCCGGCATCCGACGCCCGCTTCCTCACGAAGCTCTTCGGCCAGATCGAGTACATCGACAACCCCGAGCCCTGGCACCACCGACTGTGGGACCTGTCCGCGTACGCCGCCGGCGTGCTGGGCCTCGACACACTGCCCGGCCTGGCCACGGTGTGCGAGCTGCTCGACGTCCCGGCGCCAGATCACAGCGCCGAGGCGGACGTCACCGCGACGGGCATCTGCTTCACCAAGCTGATGCTCAAGGCCGGTACTCCGCTGTGACTGCCACAGCCAACGAGCCACTGACCACGTCGGAGCTGCTGCTCCGGTGGGACGCTGACCGGCCGCGCTCGCTCCAACGCGAGCTCGGCTGGTCGGACCTCGGGGTGTGCCGTCGCCGCGTCGGCTACCGGCTCGCAGATGTCGAGCCGACGAACGCCGGCGGCTCCATCCAGGCCGTCATGGGCACCGCAATTCACATGGTGCAGGAGCAGGCCCTCAACCGGTACGTCCCCGAGGCGTCCACAGAGGAAGAGGTCACCTTCGCCGGGATCCTCGGCCACCTCGACCGGTACGAAGACGGCGACGTCATCGACACGAAGAGCACATCGTCACGGTGGTTGCAGACCATCAAACGGGACGGCCCCCCGAAGTCGAACCTGTGGCAGATCAACGGGTACGCCGCCGCGCTCATCGCCTCCGGCCGGCCCGTGCGCAGGGTGATCCTCGACTACATCGCACGGGACACCGGCGAGGAGTTCCGGTGGACCGGGCAGCCCGACCCCCGGCAGGTACGCGAGGCGCTCGTCTGGCTGAAAGAGGTCCGCGACACCGAACTCGCCTGGTTGCCGCGGGAGTTCGAACCCGACTCCCAGTTCTGCAAGGGATGCGCGTTCCTCGACATCTGCTGGCCCGAAGGCGAACCGCACCGCGACCGCCGGGCCGTCCTCTTCCAGGAAGACCCCGACGCCGCCAAGTGGATCGCGAAGCTCGAGGAAGCCCGCGCGGACAAGGCCGCCGCCGTCAAGCGCGAGGCCGAAGCCAAGGGCGCGCTTGACGCGCTCCGCCCCAACACCAGCGGCACCTTCGTCCTCGACGTCGGCGCACCCAAGCACCTCCGCTGGACCGTCTCCACCAGCAACAAGCTCGATGGCGACCGGGTGCGCGCCGACTACAAGGCAGCCGAAGCGGCGGCGCCGACCAAACCCTCCACCTCCGTGACGCTCACCCTCGTCACGCCTGAGTCCGAAGAGGACGACGACTGATGTCCACCATCTACGACCGCGCCGTCCGCGCTCTGCAGCGCACCAACCCGGAGCTCGACGGCAACGGGCACCCGCTCGGCTACTACTGCGGCGGCCCCGAGCGGCGCTGCGAGCACCGGGCGTGCCGGGCAGTGTCCGAGCTCGCCGAAGACGGGCTCCTCGGCTACGGGGGGTCAGCCATCCCAGAGCAGCCCAGGCCTGCCCCGGCGACCGGAGTCGAGCACTACCGCGAGGCCGAACGTCTGGCGGAGATCGCGCAGCGGCACACGACCGAGCACCCAGGCGACATGCGCATCGCGGAGGTCACCGCGGCCACCGCTCAGGTCCACGCCACCCTCGCGGGCGCTGCCGCCCAGGCCATGTCGCAGGTCGCTCGGATGATGGGCGACGACGAGCAGGTGACCGCATGGGCCTGGGCGATCGGCTGGCGCGACCCGGCTGAGGTCGACGGCACCACGCTCACGTCACACCTCGCTGACGCCATCGCGCCCACCTACCAGAACACGCCGGCCGGGCACCCGCTGCTCTGGGCCGACGCCGAGCGGATCGCGGCCGAGCTCACCAAGCGTGGGCTCGCCGTCGTCCAGCGGACGCCCTAGCTGTGCCCAACGAGGAGCCGCGCGGTGCGGTGCTGCCCCGGGCCTGCGGGAAAGTCCGTCACCCCGACCGGGCCACCGCCCGCGCGGCCCTCGCCGCCGCCCGCGAGTCAGCGGACGAACGCCGCCACCGCAAGACGCCGCGGCGCATCTACCCGTGCGGGGTCTGCGGCGGCTTTCACCTCACCTCGCAATCCAAAGCCCAGTACCTGATGTGGCCCGGCCGCGGCCGGGCATCTGAACGGAGCACCTCGTGACCACCAAGACCTTCCACCTCGGCGACCTCCTGTCCATCACGGACGGGAAGCTCGTCTCCCCGGACCACATCGGCGGCGTCTACAACGTCATCGACTTCGTCACGGGCGAGAAGCACATGACCCACCAGCTCCCCAGGGCCGCGGGCGTCGTGAAGCCGTGGCTCCTGGAGCAGCACCCGTGGCTGGCGGACATCGCGGTCCCGGCCGGCCTGAACAGCAAGGAAGCCGCGATGTCGTGGCTGGCTGTCGCTACGAAGAGCGTCGGCTCGTTCCACGAGGTGCAGGCGATGCCGCTCGGGATGTACGTCGGCCGGGAGCCGATCGCCGAGCTGCGCGAGATGGCCCCGCAGGCTCAGATCGTCGCCGTGCAGCTGCCGGAGCGTGAGGTATGAGCGACACGAAGATTGAGTGGACCGACACCACGTGGAATCCGACTACTGGGTGTGACCGAGTTTCTGCAGGATGTGATCACTGCTACGCCCTCACCATGGCCCGCCGGCTCAAGGGCATGGGCTCCGCGAAGTACCAGAACGACGGCGACCCCCGCACCAGCGGGCCGGGCTTCGGGCTGACGGTCCACCCGGACACGCTCGCGACCCCGCTGAGCTGGCGGAAGCCCCGCAAGGTGTTCGTCAACTCGATGTCCGACCTGTTCCACAAGGGCGTGCCCACCTCATTCATCGAGTCTGTATTCGCAACCATGGCCGTCACGCCGCAGCACACCTACCAGGTGCTCACGAAGCGGCATGGCCGGATGCGGTCGCTGCTCTCGTCCGACGCGTTCTTCGCGGCCGTCGCGGAGAAGGTCGCTGTCTCCGGAGAGGTGTACTCGCGCGAGTTGGTCGGCTGGCCGCTTCCGAACGTCTGGGTCGGAGTCTCGGTCGAGGACCAGAAGGCGGCGGATCTCCGCATCCCGGCGCTGCTCGACAGTCCGGCCGCCGTGCGGTTCCTGTCCTGCGAACCGCTGCTCGGTCCGGTCGATCTCACCTGCGGGAACGTGCGCCCGAACTTCCATGGGCCGTGCGACGGCTACTGCGACGGTGCGCTGCTGAGGGGAATCGATTGGCTGATCGCGGGTGGGGAGTCCGGCCAGGGCGCCCGCCCGATGCACCCGGACTGGGCCCGTCAGCTCCGCGACCAGGGCCAGGCCGCGGGCGTCGCGTTCCACTTCAAGCAGCGTGGCTCCTGGACGTGGTCCGCCACCCCGGGCGCGCCGTTCGAGCCGTCCGTCTACGTCAACACGGACGGCCAGGTCGCTGACGAGAAGACCGCACTTGCGGGCGGCTCCTGGCAGGGCGTCTGGAACGTCAGCAAGGACGATGCCGGCCGCGAGCTCGACGGCCGCACCTGGGACGAGTTCCCCGCGGCGGTCACGCCATGACCTGCCCCGCCCCCCGCCACGGCACCGCCCTCGCCTACCAGGTCGACCGCTGCCGCTGCCCCGAAGCCCGCGAAGCGCAACGCCTCTACCGCAAACGCTGCCGCACCGGCCGTCAGCCGGCCGGCCGCGTCGACGCCACCGGCACCGCCCGTCGATTGCAGGCACTCGCCGCGATCGGCTGGCCCGCCACTGAGCTCGCCTCCCGCCTCGGCTACACCCCCCGGCAGGCCCGCACCCGCATCGCCGACCTCCGACACCCGACCGGGCGCGCCTACCGCACCACCGCCGAAGCCGTAGCCCGCCTCTACAACGAGCTGTCCGGGACGCCAGGGCCGTCGTCGTCCGCGCGGATCCGGGCACACCGCGCCGGGTGGGCGCCGCCCCTGCTCTGGGACGGCATCAACATCGACGACCCGGCTGCACGGCCCGCCGTGGACGAGCCCGCGCCGACGCCCGCTCAGCCCGCCAAGGTCGTCGACCTCGACGAGATCACCTACCTCAACCTCACCGTCGAGGAAGCCGCCGTCCTGTACCGGGTCGACGCGGAATCCATCAGGCAGGCACGGCGGAGGCAGGCGCGGCGGGTCGAGCGGGCGCAGTTGGACGGGGTGGCGGCGTGAGCCACCAGGGCCCGGACATCATCGGCCTGTTCGAGGGCTACGGCGGCCTCACGATGGCGGTCGGCGATGCGCTCGGCGGGCGCCTGATCGCCTACTCCGAGATCGAGCCCGCCGCTTGCAGGCTGCTTGAGCACCACCACCCCGGCGTCCCGAACCTCGGTGACATCACCCAGGTCGACTGGGCGGCCGTCGAGCGCGACTTCCGGCGGCGGCTCATCGTTGCTGGCGGGTTCCCGTGCACGGACGTGAGCAGCGCAGGCCGTCGTGCCGGTCTACGGCCCGGCACCCGCTCCGGGCTGTGGACCCACATGGCCTACGGCATCGACCAGCTCCGCCCGGACCTGGTCGTCATCGAGAACGTGCGAGGTCTGACCAGTGCCGACGCCGCTTGCGACGTGGAACCCTGCCCGTGGTGTCTGGGAGACGACGAAGGCCGCCCTCTGCGGGCACTTGGAGCTGTACTCGGAGACCTGGCCGACCTCGGGTATGACGCGAGGTGGCACGGCCTACGCGCTGCCGACGTGGGGGCACCACACGGCCGCTACCGCATCTTCATCACCGCCTGGCCTGCTGCTTCCGACACCGCGAGCATCGGACGGGGAGAAGGGCGGCCCGAACCAGCGCGGCTCCTCGGGGGACCAGATGCTCCCGTCGGCGGTGCACTCGCTGCTCCCGACCCCGACGGCGTCGGACCGGTTCGGGGCGGGGCAGCACGGGGACGGCGGCCAGGATCTCCGGACCACGATCTCCCTACTGCCGACGCCGTGCGCGACGGACGCGAAGGGCACCCGGAACGCGACCTCAGGCAGGAAGCCGGGCAGCCAACACCACTCGGGCGAGACGCTGCTCGACGTGTTCTGGGCACCACCGGAGCGGGCCGACGAAGCGCTGCTTCCGACGCCGCGAGCGATGGCGAACGGCAAGAGCACCCGAGCGATGACGGCTTCGAGGGAGAACGGTCGCCGGTCGGGCGGGGGGCAGTCGAGCCCGCCGGGGCTGGACGAGATCGCGCTGCTGGTGATGGGCGAGCGGCCAGCGCACCTGCCGGCGGACGAGGAGATGCCGGAGGCAACGCGCCGTCTCATCCAGTCTCTTGGGGCGACTACGAGCCCGCCATCCGACGCTGGGAGCTGATCCTCGGACGACCCGCACCAGCACCCACCCAGACCGGGCAGCGCGGCGGGCAGCAGCTCTCCCCGCCGTTCGTCGAGTGGATGCAAGGCCTCCCCGAGGGCCACGTCACCGCCGTTCCCGGCCTGACTCGCAACGAGCAGCTCAAGCTCCTCGGGAACGGGGTCGTGTCTCAGCAGGCCGAGGCCGCGCTGCGCTGGCTCCTCGCCACTGAGGCGCGAGAGGCGGCCGCCTGATGAACGTCGACACAGCCCTCAACATCGCCCGCGACCCACTCGCCACCCGCTGGGAGCAGACCGAGGTCGGGCACGTCCTCGCCGACGAGGTCCTCCAGCTCCGCGGGGAGGTCGCCGAGCACGAGCGGCGCTCCACGCTTGGTGGGATCCCGCCCGTTGTCGACCTCACCTGGGGCAACCAGGTCCACGCCGGTGGCGTGCATGCCGACTACCGGGGGCGGCTGTAGTGCCCTGCACACACGGAACCGCCGGCCTCCTTGAGTGGGGGGCCGGCGGTTTGGGTTGGGGGTCAGGCGGGCGTCAGCGCGCAGCCTGGTCGTCGGTCAGCTCCGCCGCGCGCACCGCCTTGTCCGGCCGTCGGGGTGCGCGTGCTCCGTGCTGGCGGCTGTACCACTCGAGGAACTCACGGAGCCGGTCGGCGAGGTTCTCTCCGGCCGCGTCGGCGGTGGCGATGGCGTCGTCCCAGGCCTGGTCAGATGCGCGGAAGTTCCGCGGCTTCATGGGGATACGCGCCATGCGTCGGACGGTAGCGCGTTCGCTGTACGTCCGGCAATGCAGGCGTGGGTCGGTTTGCAGCACTGGACCTCCGTGACTCTCGGGACTCCCGGGCTCTTGACGTAGTACGTTTGCTGTACGATCGTAACACGGCGGAGCGTCACGCCCCTGCTCGTCGAGTCACCGCTCCCCCCTACCGTCTACCGACCGCACAGACGACAGACAGGAGGCCTCACGTGCACGCTCCCCGCATCCACCAGCAGGCCAGGAAGGCGGGCCGGTAGTGGCCGCGCAGCGCGAGTGCCCGAGTCGAAGGGGGTGGACGTCATAACTTGGTTCAAGGTCGACGACTCCTTCTACCGCAGCCGCAAGGTGCGGCGGCTCGGCGCGGACCGCGTCTGCTGCGTCGGGCTCTGGACGCTCTGCGGCGACTGGTCCGCCGACAACCTCACCGACGGGTTCGTCCCGTGGGAGGTCGTCGAGGACTGGGATCAGGATCGGAGCTGGGCCGCGCGCCTGATCGAGGTCGCACTCTGGTTCGAGACCGAGCACGACGGCGAACTGGGAATCCGGTTCCACGACTGGGACGACTGGCAGCCGACGAAGGAGCAGGTCATCCAGCGCCGCAAGGCGGACGCGGAGCGGCGCGCACGGTGGCGCGACGCTCGACGTAACGGCGGGACGCCGGCCGGATTCACGGAACCGTCACCCTCCGAGTCACGGCAGGAGTCACGCGAAGAGTCACGGCGTGACACCGATGACGTGTCACGGGAGGAGTCACGGCCGGGGTCCGCTCTTCCCGACCCGACCCGACCCGACCCGACCCGAAAAGAAGAAGAGACCTCTTCGTCAACGCCCGCTAGCGCGGCCGCCGACAAGGCGAGGCCCGAGGTCGAAGAACTCTGCAAGCACCTCCGCGACCGCATCGTCGCGAACGGCCGCAAGGCGCCGACGTCCTCCGAAGCGAACGGCTGGCGCAACCAGGCGCGGCTCCTCCTCGACCGCGACAAGCGCGACCCCGCCGAAGCTCACCGCCTCATCGACTGGTGCCAGGACGACGGGTTCTGGCGCTCGAACATCGGCGGGATGCCCAAGTTCCGCAAGCAGTACGACTCGCTGCGGCTCCGCGCGCAGGCCGAGGGCGGCCGGCATCTCGCCTCGGTCCCCCTCACTGGCGGCGGCGCGACCCCGTACAGCAACCCGACCGACCAGTCCGTCTACGACGAGCCGATGTACCCGACCCAGGAGACCTCGTGACCGACACCCCCCGGCGATTCCTGCCGTCCGACGAGCAGCGCGCGTTCTGGCGTTCCCAGGCGATCACTGTCGCCTCGCGCGACCTCGCTCGGATCCCGGCTCGCTTCGCCAGCGCCACCATCGACCACCCCGACGTCGACGTGTGGGTGACCACCGTCATGGGGACGGCAGTGTCCGCGGCCTCCGACTGGCGCGAGCCCGTCATCGTCGAGGGCCCGTCGCTACTCCTCGTCGGGGCGACCGGCACCGGAAAGACTCACCTGGCCTACGCCGCGGTCCGGGCGTTGCTCACGTCCGGCATCCGCTGCTCCGCCGTCGTCACCACCGCCGCCGACCTGTACGCCGCGATGCGGCCCCGGTTCGGGATCGACTCCGAGGAGGAGTTCGCCCGGCACGCCCACGTCCCCGTCCTCGCGCTCGACGACCTCGGGGCGGCCAAGCCCAGCGAGTGGAACGAGGAGGTCAACTACCGGCTGGTCAACTACCGGTACGAGCGGAAGCTCCCCACGTTCATCACGTCGAACGTCCCGCCGAAGGAACTCGCCCGCGTCCTCGGCGACCGGGTCGCGTCCCGCCTCGTCGAGATGGCCGGCGCACCCGTCGTCCTCAAGGGGTCCGACCGGCGCACCACCGCGGCAGCTGAGCAGGCGGCTCGATGAGCACCCGAGAGTGGCCGTCCCGTGAGCAGTGGCAGGCCGACGCCGAGAAGTCCGTGCGCCAGGCCTGCTACCCGCGCGAGCGAGTGTCCGATCAGGTGGCCAACTGGGCCGACACGGACGAGCGCGCGCAACTGGCACACGTCGCCCGGCAGGCCCGCCTCGGCGCGGGCCGTGTCGCTCGGCTCATCGAGCAGGACGGCACGCGGCTCGACGACATCCAGCGCGAGCTCTACGACGTGCACCGTCTGCTGCGCTTCTGGGAGCCCGTACAGGAACGTGCCGGGGTTGCCGCGGACCAAGCCGTCGAGGAGGCCGTCGCCGCGGAGATCGAGCGCCGCAAGACCGATGAGGCGTGGGAGCGCCAACTACGGTGGCGCGACCAGGTCGACGGCGAGTGGGTCCTCCCGGCGAGGAACGCCGAATGACCGTCACCGCGCTCCCTTCCCGCCCCGTACGCCTGCGCAAGCGCGCCAACGCCTTCGCGAGCTACGACACGCTCCTCCGCCATCTCGGCGCTCTGACATCCCCGTGGGACGGCGAGAAGTGCCACGCAGAGTGGATGGTTGGCACCCCGCTCGGCCCGCTGAACGTCTACGACTACGGCGACCTGCACATCTGCCGGATGACCCCGCCCGCCGACGGCGGCGCCTACCCCGGTGGGTGCCGCAGGAACCCGGGCCACCGGCTCAACCACGATCGCCCCTGGACGTGGTCGGTGCAGGCCGAGGACGACGACGCGGTGGCGTGGCTTGAGCACCTCAACGGTGTCCGCGTAGAGCGCTGCAAGGTTTGGGGCGAGGTGGCCCGATGAAGCCCGAGAACATCACCGAGCTCGAGCTCCAGGCCCCCGACTCCGAGCAGGCATTGATCGGGGCGGTCGCGTTCCACCCCGACGCCCTGGCCGGCATCCTCGCCCGGCTCCCCGGATCCGACTTCTACGACCTCCCTCGCGGCATCGTCTGGGACACGTGCCGGGCGCTGTCGTCGGAGCGGCAGCCCATCACGCCGACCACCGTCGCCCGGCGTCTCCTCTCGGACGGCAACTGGTCGGCCGGGACGCAGCGTGTCGTGCAGATGGAGATGCCGAACTCTGCGTCCGCCGTGTTCGCGTCGAAGCACGCCGACGCCGTCGCCGACCTCGCCGAGCGGCGGAAGATCCTGCGCGCCCTCACCCACGCCCGCGTCCTCGTCGCCACCCACCCCGGTGACGCGTCCGACGTCCTCGCCGCTACCCGCTCCGGGCTTGACGACCTCGACCGCGACACCGAGGACAAGCCCACCGCGGGCACCCTGTCCTGGCCGCAGCTGGTCGACGAGTTCGAGCAGGCCCACGCACCCGGCAACGCCACGCCCGGCATCCCGTCGCCGTGGTTCGAGCTCGACGAGATCCTCGGCGGGCTGCATCCCGGGCGGATGTACACCATTGGCGGAAGGCCGGGCGCGGGCAAAAGCACGGCTGCACTGGTGATTGCCGAGCACGCGGCCACCGAGTCGAGCCGCAACGTCCTGGTGTTCTCCAAGGAGATGCCGACCGTCGACGTCACCGGCCGGTTCATCGCCCGCGGCGCCCAGGTCGACCTGCGCGCCATCAACCACCACCCCATCGACGACGTGCAGATGGCCCGGGTCCGCGAGTACCTCAAGCGGGTCGGTACGCCGCACCTGCACGTCAACGCCTCGCCGGTGAACCTGTCCGGGATCAAGACCCTGACCCGCGCGCATCACCACCGCCACGGGCTGGATGTGCTCGTCGTGGACTACCTGCAGCTCGTGCACACCGACAGCCCGGGCCGAACCCGCGAGCAGGAGGTCGGGCGGGTTTCCCGCGAGCTCAAGGCGTTGGCGATGGAGCTGGGGCTCGCGCTCGTCGTCCCCGCTCAGCTCAACCGCGGCCCAGCCGGACGCCAGGACTCCAAGCCCACCATGTCGGACCTGCGTGACTCCGGGCAGATCGAGCAGGACTCCGACGCCGTGATCCTGCTGTGGCACCAGCTCAACGACGGGCAGCCCACCGGCGAGGTCACGTTCATCGTGGACAAGAACCGGCATGGACCCAAGGGCGAGATCAAGCTGCGGTGGCACGGCGGATACGGGGCCATCGGATGAGCCGCCCCAGCTTCGCCACCACCGTCGCCGCGCTCCGCACCCGCGACTCCCGCTTCCCCTGGGTCGGCCCCACCGACGAGGAAGACGACATCGCCGCCGTCCTCGAAGCCATCGAGGAGACGCACCTGACCCTCGTCGACGAGCCCGACCACCGCGGCCGCTACGGACGCTGCGCCGACTGCCGGCAGCCGTGGCCCTGCCCCGAGTGGATGCGCGGGGAACAGCTCGCCGTGCTGTACCTCGGCCGGGCAGCCGACCGCGTCATTGCCCACGCCCGCCAGGCGTTCGATCGGAGAACCGCATGACAGCCACCCCTCAGCGCCTCGACGCCGCCATCACCGACGTGCTCGCCACGTGGGCGACGGAGACCGGCCAGAGCCCGCCTGCCGCGATCTTCTGCGCCGAGCCCCACCCGCTCGACGAGTCCATCCTGTGCCGCCGCATCGACGGCCTCTGCCCGCCGCACGCCGCCGACGCCGACGACGTCTGGGATCCGGCATGACCGCCGACATCGCCCGCCACCACGCCACGAACGGAGAACCACCCATGACTACCGCCGACAACTGGCCCGAGAACCTGCTCGCCGAGACCCCGAAGCGCCGCGCCGAACTCCGCTCCCAGGACCGCGACCGCTACGACCACCAGCTGGAGCTCGAGGAGCGCGCCCGGATCTCGGCGCAGATCAACAAAGGATTGGCCGCCGAACGTGAGCGGGCCGAGGCCGAGGCCCAGCTGCCGTGGTGGCGTCGCATCACCCTCGTGATGAGCCGGTGGTGACCACCCGCCCCGACGTCGTCCGCTGCCAGGGCGACGGCTGCGATACCGCGATCCAGCAGCAGCGCATGGGTGCGCCTCGGAAGTTCTGCGACACCTGCCGTGCCACCCGCAACCGCGCCAGCAACCGCTCCTGGAAGCAGGCCAACCCCGACAGGGTCACCCAGCAGCAACGCGACCGCCGCCAACGCCGCCGCCGCCGCTACGACACCACCAGGAGGACCGCATGACCATCACGACCGACCGGCCCGCCAGCACCGACCAGGACCAGCTCGTCCGCAAGCTGCTCGCCGAGCGCGAGGGGCTGCGCGAGCTTCTCGACCGGGCGCACGCCGGCGGGGCGACCGTTGTTCGGATCGAGACCGTCCGTCGGCAGTTCGGGTGGCCGGTGTGAGCGCCGCCCGCAGGTTCGCCGTCGTCCTGCCGACGCTCCTCGTCGCGCACAACGTCGCCGACCACATCGTCCAGACCGATCATCAGGCCGCCGCGAAGACCACCAGCTGGGCGGCGATGGCCGGTCACGTCGGCAGCTACCAGGCCACGCAGGCCGGGGCACTGGCGGTCGTCGCCGCAGTGACGGGGGAGCGCCTCGACTGGCGCCGGGTCGTCGTCGGTGCCGCGTTCTCCGCGGTCACTCACGCGTTCCTCGACCGGCGCTGGCCTGTGCGGAAGGCGCTACAGGCCACCGGGTCGCCCAACTTCGCCGAGATGACCACGCCGCTGCACGGGATGTACCTGGCTGACCAGGCCCTGCATCACGGGTGCCTGCTCGTGTCGGCGTTGCTGATGGCGGGGAGGAAGCGATGACCGCCGCGGAGACGACCTGCGCGCCGTCGGTCCCGCAGCCGGCCGAGCCGATCATCATCAGGCTCCCGTTCACCCGCCCACCGGTCACGGCGAACGAGGCCCGCGGCGCGGCAGCGCATTGGACCGATCAGAACACCGCCAAGCGAACGGTCGCTCAAGCCGTCCTGACGCTGGTCCGCCAAGCACGCGTGCCCTGTCTCGACCGGGTGGCCGTCACCCTTACCTGGTACGCCCCCGACTACGGCACCCGCGACTGCGACGGCCTCTACCCGATGCTCAAAGCAGTCCTCGACGCGCTCACCCCGCCGCAGGCCGCGATCCCGAAAGGTGTGCTGACGAAGTCCGGCACCCCGCGGCAGCGCCCCAAGGCTGCGAAGCTCGGCGCCGGGATCATCCCCGACGACCACGCAGGCATCGTCGAGTCGACCACGACCCGCATCATCCAGGCCGACCCCGACCCGCGCATCGAACTCACCCTGCATCCGCTGCCCGCGCTCCCGCCCAGGCCGCGACGGCGCCGGCCAGCAACGTCGGGGGGATCCCGCCGCGCCCGTCCACACCTTCGCGCGCCCTGAGCGTCTGTCGTCCGCGCAGACGGCAGACCATCCGCACGCACCGCCCTCGGCCCGAAAACCGCTCTGCGGGCTACCCATAAACGAAAGAGACCCCATCGTGAGCGACGACCGCACCCGCAATCCCGTCCCGCGCATCACGCACGGCGCCTGCGGAGCCACATGGAACGGCGTCAGCGCCGCGCACTGCTCCGGCTGCTGCAGGACGTTCTCCAGCCCGACGCTGTTCGACCGCCACCGCAGCAAGACCGGCGGCGAACACGGCTCCTGCCTCGACCCCGCCACCCTCGCCGACGCGAACGGCAACCAGATCTGCGAGCACCGCGACGGCCTGTGGCGGTTCCCTGAGATGACCGACGAGCAGAAGCTCGCGCGGTTCGGGGCGAGGGAGTCCTCGTGACGCTCGAGGCCGAGTGCCCACTGTCCGAACTCCCAGCCAGCCAGTGCACGTGCCCGAAGCACCGAGGCGGAGATCTGCCTGACGTCGACACCATGGGGCCGCCGTTCTCGGCGATGCACCCAGGACGGTGTGAGCGCTGCGACCAGGCGATCACTGTTGGCCAGACGATCGTCCGCGTCGCCGACGGAGACGGCTACGTGCACGCCGCCAGGTGTTCGCGGTGAGCTACTCGTGGGGCCCCGACCCCGACCCGAACGCCCGCCCGAAACTCCCACCCGAGCCGCCGGACCGTGGGCCGCTCCGCGCGAGACTCGCCCGCATCGACCTCGGCCGCCCCCACTACGTGATTGGCCGCGCGTTCTGGTGGCTCACCACCGTCGTCGCTGGCGCCTTCGGGGTCCTCTCCGTGGCCGCCGGCAACGGGTTCGGCGCGCTCCAATGGGGCACCCTCGCCGCCCTCGGGCTCGTCGCCCAAGACGTCCTGCGGCTCGATCGCGAGATCGACCGGATGGTCAACCCGCGGCGTGTCGACCTGCCTGCGCGCCCCGCCATGCTCGCCTCGTCTACTGTCCGCATGGACAGCAGACACGCGACTCCCCAACGCCGCTTCCCGGAGGCGCCCATGACCCTCACCTCGGACGTGAGGTCGCCGATGTCTCAGTGACCTGCCCCGTCGAAGCGTTCCCCACCGTCGAAGCAGCTGAGGCCGCGCTCCTCGAACGACGAGCGCGTGCCTCGCTGAGCGGGAGCCCCAGTCCTGTTGAGCGTGTTGCCAGTCCCTGCGGGGAGTGCGGGGGAGCGCACATCACACGCGACTCGACCACTCAGCAGGCGGCGGCCCAGTGAGCGACGTGCACCAGCTCGCCGTCACCCGCTACCCCGTCGCAGAACTGCGCATCTACCACCGCAACCCCCGCGTCGGGAACGTCGACCGCATCGCCGAGAGCCTGCGCGTCAACGGCCAGTACAAGCCCGTCGTCGTGAACATCGGCAGCCACACCGGCCGCCCCCACGAGGTGCTCGCCGGGAACCACACGCTCAAGGCTGCCCGCGACCTCGGGTGGGACGACATCGCAGCCGTCACCGTCGATGTCGACGACGACCAGGCCGCGCGCATCGTCCTCGCCGACAACCGCACCGCAGACCTCGCAACCCATGACGACCGGCTGCTCCTCGAGCTGCTCTCTGACCTTCCCGACCTCGACGGCACCGGCTACGACCCCGGAGACCTGGACGAGTTGGAGGCGCTGCTCGAGGGCGGCGTCGAAGAGATCCCGGCGGCGCTCACGGACCCCGACGAGATTCCCGAGCCGCCTGCCGAGGCCTACTGCAAGCCGGGCGACGTGTGGCAGCTCGGGCCCCACCGGCTCGCCGTCGGTGACTCCACTGACCCGGACGTTTGGGAGAGCATCCTCGACGGGGAACGGCCCGCGCTCGTCTTCACCGACCCGCCGTACGGCATCGACTACAAGGCGATGCGAGGCGGCGACGCGATCGCCAACGACGGCGACGAAGCCTCCGCCGAGCGGGTCACGCGCGACGCGCTGAACCTGCTACACGACGCGCAGGCCCACTTCGTCTGCTGCGACTGGCGCAGCCTCCCCACGATCCTTGACGCGATGCTCGCCGCCGCGCTTGAGCCCAAGGCGTGCATCGTCTGGGACAAGCAGTCTCGCGTGCAGAACCTTGACCGCTACGCCAAGCAGCACGAGTTCATCCTCTACGCCGGGCCCTACGGCGGGCAGCCCACTGTCGGCACCGACGTCTGGCCGTTCGCCCGCGACTTCAAGCCCGACCACCCGACCCCGAAGCCCGTCGAGCTGATCCAGCGCGCTCTTGAGACCGCCAGCGAACGGAACGCGCTCGTCGCCGACGCGTTCGGGGGCTCGGGGTCCACCCTCATCGCCTGCCACCTCACCGGCCGTCGGGCCCGCGTCGTCGAACTCGATTCCCGGTACGCGGACGTGATCTGCCGCCGCTACCAGGAGATGACCGGCACGAAGCCCGCCCGCGACGGGCAGCCCCACGACTTCACGGCCGACGCATGACACGCGACCAAGACACGCCGGACCAAATGCCGGCGTCCCCGAAGCCGCGCCGCAAGGGCGGGAACAAGGGCCGCACCGTCGCGACCAAGCCCGAGGACATCGAGCGCCGCGAACGGGACCTCAAGTGCGTTGAGCTGCGGAAGGCCGGCGCGTCGTGGCAGGCCATCACCGACCAGCTCGGCTACTCCGACACGGGCCACGCCTACCAGCGGTTCATGGTCGTGATGAAGGAGTATCCCCGCGAGGACGTCGACACGTGGCGCAACACCATCTCCGACCGCTACGACGCGATGCTCCGCGCCCTGTGGCCTGACGTGCTCCGCGGCAAGTGGCTCGCCGTCGACCGCGCCGCCCGAGTCCTCGAAGCGCAGGCGAAGCTGCACGGCGCGAACCGCCCGGAGAAGATCCAGATCACGCAGGGGGAGACCGACCTCGACGCCGCGCTGCGGGAGCTCGAGGAGCAGATGCGCAGGCGCGCCGCTGGCCGACCGGTTCCGCAGGAGTAGCCGGTGCCTCCTCGGATTGACACCCTCGCCCGCCAGTACACGACGGCCCTCCCCCCGGAGGACGTCGCCGTGCTGGTGGCGAAGGTGCGCGCCAAGGCCAAGCGGCTCGCCGTCGTCAACGACCTTCCCACCTCGCTCGACCTCGCCGCCCAGCTCGACTCGCGCACCGTGCGCACCCCCGCCCTGGAGCTGGTGGCACGGCGCGTGATCGAGACAGTGCAGACGCGCGACGGCAGGCTCGTTCTGTCCCTGCCGCCTCAGGAGGGCAAGAGCAGCCTGATCCGCTGGACGATGTTGTGGCTGCTCATCGACGACCCGGACAGGCGGATTGCGGTCACCTCCTACGCGGCGTCGTTGGCGAAGACGTCAGGGCGAATCGTGCGGACCCTGGTGGAGACCTACGGCGAGCGGGTCGGCCTAGGGGTGGACCGTTCCCACGCCGACGCCTCCGACTGGCAGATCGAAGGTCACGTCGGCGGACTGAGGGCGGTCGGGGTGGGCGGTGGCCTTACTGGGCAGCCGGTCGACGTACTGGTCGTGGATGACCCGATCAAGGATCAGGCTGCGGCGGACTCGCCCACGATCCGAGGGAATCTCCACGAGTGGTGGGAGGCGGTCGCGTTGACTCGTCTCGCCCCTGGCGCCCCGATTGTCGTAATCCAGACGAGGTGGCATGAGGACGACCTCGCTGGCCGGCTCGAAACCGAGGGTTGGCCGGTGGTGAACATCCCAGCCCAGGCGGACGGCAAGACGTCGGACGCGCTTGAGCGCGAACCAGGGGAGTGGCTCCTGTCCGCGCGGGGCCGCACCGATGCGGACTGGGAAGCCAAGCGGAAGGCGGTGGGGGAACGCACCTGGGCCGCCCTCTACCAGGGCCGCCCCGCACCGCTCGAGGGTGGCGCGTTCCAGCGCTCGTGGTTCGACACCTGGCGCGTGCCTGCGCTCCCGGCCGGCTGCCTCCCGCCGACGGTGATCATCGACCCTGCTGACAACGCCGGCGACGGCGACGAGGCGGGGATCATCGTGGCCACGTCGCAGCCGGAGACGGGCAGGGTGTTCATCCTCGACGACGCGTCCGCGCCGATGACCGTGGCGAGGTGGGCGCGGATCGCGATGCTCACCTGCGTCCGCCGCGGCGCCCCGACGATCGCCTACGAGCGGTCGCTGTCGCAGCTGCCGCAGCGGATCCGGGAGGCGTGGTCGGGTCTGCACCGTGAGGCGACGGCGCTGCACCGCGCGAACGGCGACCAGGAGACTGCGGTGCAGCGACTCATGCGCCGCGACGACGGCACGGATGTCCGCGCCCAGCACGAGCAGGCCGTCGCCGAGATCGCAGCCGATGTCGACACGATCCTCGGGTTCGGCTCTACCGGGCCGCGGCTCAAGCCGATCGTGGCGAAGGGCTCGAAGCAGCTGCGCATGCAGTTGATCGCCCCGATGGTCGAGACCGGGCGGGCCGTGCTGGTCGGGAAGTTCCCGCAGCTCGAGCACCAGCTGGCGACGTGGGCTGTTGGCCAGGACTCGCCGGACCGGGCGGACGCCTTCGCGCATGCGTGCGCTCTGCTCGGCGGCCTGTCCGGGGTGTCGTCGCTGGGCCGCGCCAACGACCGCGTCCCGACCACCTCCACCTCCCTGCGCAACGGCTCGAGCAACCGCCTTACAAGGAGCACTCGCCGATGAAGCACAGGTCGCCGGGCCCCGGCCAGATGCATCTCCTCCCGGAGATCGGCCAGGTCGTGCCTCGCCCGCCGGTGAAGCGGAGGCAGCCGCCGGCGCGGATCCCGACGCACTCGACGCGGGCACAGGTCGCGCCCCGTCCTCAGCCCCGACCGCACGGCCCGACCCGCACACGGCAGCAGCCCGGCGAGCTCCACGGTGCGGCCCCGACATCGAGGCAGGTGCGGCATGTGCCGCTGATGGTGGAGCAGCTCGACGACGGGAAGTGGCGGTTCACGATGCCGAGGGCGCCGGGGGCTGGGTGGGTGGCCGGTCGGCCGCCGGAGGTCATCCAGGCGATCCGGGCGGCGTTCACGGAGGCGCAGGTGGCGGCGTACAGCGACTGGCGCGGCCACGCCTATGACGCCAGCGTGCCCTCCTACAAGCGGCACAAGCCCAAGGCGAGATCCCGGAAGCGCTGCGATGTGTATGAGGCCAGCGAGTGGCGACGCGACCCGGACAGCCCGAACATCTGGATCTCCCCCAAGGGCCTCCGCTACCCCGAGGAGCGGCAGGTGGTGAAGCGGGTGATCGCCCAGTTGGCCAGACAGGGCAAGCCCGTCCCGGCCGTCGAGCAGCCTCCGGCGTCCGTGACGTCGATGACTGCGCGGCGGGTCCACACGACCAGTCAGCAGCCGAGACGAGGGAAGACCGCGTGACCGACGACGAGTACGCACTCGTGATGCCGTTCCTGCCCGTCCAGTCGAAGGGCGGCCCGCACGACGACGACGCCTATACCGCCGGCTACGAGGTGGGACTCCTCGACGCACTGCTCGGCCACGCCTACACGTTCGGCCGGGTGCACCGCGTTCTCCGCACGGACAACCAGAAGCAGGCCGACCTGCTGGCGATGCGACACGGCTGGCGGGCCACGTTCCACGAGCAGGACGTACCCGGCTGGGTGGGTGCCGAGTTCGTCCGGATCGACCCCGACGTTCAGGCCACGCTGGACCGGCTCCCGTGACCACCCGCACCCGCACCGCCCTGGAAGCCCTCGGCCTCATGGCCGCGCTGGTCGCCGTGTCCTTCGCCCTACTCGCCGCCTGGCCGACACGGTGACCGCCATCGAGCTGACCGCGTTCACCTGCGGCGTCATCGTCGGCCGCCTGCTTGCTCGCCTGCACTCCATGCTCGAACCGCTCTGGAGGAACGCATGACCATCACCCGGACCTACACGAAGACGTTCGCGATCTACGGCGCGTGGGCGTCCACGCTCCCGTGGAACTGCCTCGCCCGGGAGACGGGCTGCATCTCGGCGACGCACGACCACAGCCCGATGGTCAACGACCCGTGCGCGGAGCCGCAGTGCGACGAACTGCTCGCCGAGAACGAGGAGTGCTACGCCGTTACGGAGCTTCCCTCGATCGAGGCGCCGCCTCTGCAGAACCCCGCCGGTCGCGTTCGTCGTCGTGAGCAGTGGGCGTGCTGGCGCCACGTTCGTCCCGACGACGGCCCGGTCCGCGCCACGGCGATCTGACCGACCGCTCGCCCGTACGACCTCATCACGCCGCCATGGAGGAATGCATGACCAGGAAGCCCACCCCCGACCGCGAGGGGAACGGCCCGGCACGTGTACGTACCGGTGAAGCCGACGACACCGCCTCCGCCTCCACCGGCTCCACGCCCGACCGGGTGCTGCTGCGGAAAGGGATGCCGATGACCGACTGCGTGTTCTGCGAGATCGTCGCCGGGAGATCGCCGGCCACCGTGGTCGCCGAGTGGCCCGAGGCCATCGCGATCGTCCCGCTCGGCCCGGTCGTGGACGGGCACGTCCTGGTCATCCCCCGCGAGCACGTCCGCGATGCCTTGCAGGACCGCGACATCACTGCCATGACGATGTACCGCGCAGCGGAGTTCGCGCTCCGCTACCCGTCCTCGAACATCATCACCAGCGTCGGCGCGGCAGCGACCCAGAGTGTTTGGCATCTCCACGTCCACGTAGTGCCAAGAGCCTTCGGTGACCAGCTGATGGTGCCGTGGGGAACCCTGCACGGGGAGAACCCGCAGGACCCGCACCGCTGCAAGGGCATGGTCGCGCTGGAGGGCCAGCTCGCACAGGCGAACGTCACTATCCGGGCAGCGGTCAGCCGATGACCACCACCCTCGGCCGCTGGTTCCCGGCCACCATCCAGATCCCCGGCGAGCCCAAGCCCCGCCGCCGCGTCTACGTCGTCCTCGCCCAGAGCGGCGACCACAGCGGCCTGCACGTGTGGGCCCGGCCCGGTGATGTCGCGGACTGGCACGCCCCGGTCGACTTCGGGCGCACCGTCGTGCCGCCGCAGAGGCAGGCGCGGAACGGGTTCGAGGTGCACCTCGCCGACGGCTCGGCCGCGGTCGTCACGCTGAATCAGGGGTGCCGGTGTGGGGCGCTCGGGCACTGGAGCGGGCCCGTTTGGGCGACGAGTGTGGCGGTGGGGGCGTGAAGCCCACCTCCGCCACCGAGGCCGTCATCGACGCCCTAGCCGTGGCGCGCCTGACGAAGCTCGCACAGGACGACGAGGTGTGGCCGGTCCGTGAGCTGCGCGAGGCGTACCTGCGGAAGGCTGGCTACACGCGGTTCGCTGACCTTGCGACTTGCGTGTGGTGCTGCTCGTTCTGGGTCGCGCTCGCCGTGGTGCTCGCCCGGCACCGGTTCCCCCGTGCCTGGCCGTGGATCGCGCGCTGCCTCGCGTCGTCGGCTGTGGCCGGGTACCTCGCGGAGCTGAGCGGATGACGGCCGACGAGGAGCTGCTCGTGGCGATCGCCGAAGCCTGGGCATGGCTGCCCATCCTCGAAGAGGAACTGACCCGCTAGGACGCCCGCCGCGGCTGCTGGTCTATCGGCAACCACTTCGTCATCTTCCGACCTGCCCGGCCGTCGGTCTTCCCAGCCAGGATCAGCCGGTACCAGCGGTCCGACTCCTCCTGGATGTCGGGCGGCACGAACCCATTCTCCTCACACCAGTGGATCTTGCGGTTCGCCTTCGAACACGCCCAGCACGCACGGTCCCCGTTTCTGAGGTTCGAGGGGATGAGGTTCGGGGCGACGAGCGGGTGACTCCGTGGGCAGTGAGTCTTGCTCGACATCGGACAGGTCCCGTGCCTGACGCGGTCGAGCATGTTCTCCGACTTGGTCCCCCAATGCAGGTTCACCAGGCGAGCGTCAGACCTGTCGCCGTTGCGGTGTAGGGCCTCATCGAGCTCAGGTGGGCAGGGGCCGACGAACGCGAGCAGGACGAGGCGGTGGACGCCGTACTGGCGCCCCTGTCCGAGGCGGACGCACAGGTAACCGCGCTCGGGCCATGTCCGGAGGAGCTGACCGCGATGCGGGTAACTCCTGCCGTCTCGCGTATGGATCATCCGAGGGACGCTGCGAGCCCGTCCGAGGTCGGAGACTTCGTAGCCGCCGTGCCCCGGGATGGGCAGCCAGCGTTCCTCTGTCGTAGCCTCAGCCACGTCGACTCCTGTTCAGTCGGCCACGGCCCCGAGGCGGTTGCACCCGCCGGCGGGGCCTCTCTATGTCGAGCATGTCTGTCGTCTACACGGACAATAGACACTCTATCGACACGCGACTGATCGATGCGCCGGCCTCGGCGGCAGGAGCCTTGCCACCGTCCAGCAAGGTCGGTGAAAGGTGAGGTGCGCGAGTTGCCTGTATTCGGCCGACGCGCGCCAGGCCCCGACACGCCTGCTCCCGTGGTCCGACCCAACCTGCGGGTACTCCGCGCTGACGGGCAGCGGATCGACCTCACCCGACGCGACGCCGGTGCGATGCTGGTGGCGACGAGATCCTCGTGGCAAGCCACCGCGTGGTCTTACAGAGACCTGATCGGCGAACTCCGCTACGCCCAGCGTCTCCGCTCCCGCGCGGTCGCCCGCGTGCGGTTCTACATCGCCGAGGTGCGGCCGTGGCCCGAGGACCCGGCACCGCTGGACGGCGACGACCACGAGCTCGACGCGCAGCTGGCCGCCGACGCCCTCCACAACTTCGAGCGGATCCCGTTCGACCACGACCCCGACGGGTTCACCGCGCGCTTCGACGAGAACCTCAATTGCGCCGGCGAGGCCTGGGTCCACATCGACGCCGACGACCGGTTCCACGTCCGGTCGACGTCGGAGGTGACTGCGTCGGCGGACGGTCGGGTGGTCATCAACGGGCTGCCGACCGCAGTGGCCGGCTCCGCCCGTCAGCTCGACCCGTCCACCGAGTCGCTTCTCCGTTGCTGGTGCCCTCACCCGGAGTGGGGGCAGCTCGCCGACTCCGCGATGCGCACCCTCCTCGACGTCGCGGAAGACGTGGTCCTCGCCGGCCGGGAGCAGCGCGCCGCCGCCCGATCTCGTGTCGCCGCGAACGGGATCCTGCTGATGCCCGACTCGCTGTCCCTCGTCCAGCAGCGTGAGGACGAGGACCAGGACGACTCGGTGATGTCCGACGCGTTCATGCAGGACTTCACCGCGGCGATGCTCGCCCCGATCCGCGACGACGGGGACGCGGGTGCGGTGGTCCCGATCGTGATTCGCGGGGACCCCGAGGACATCGACAAGGTGCAGCACCTGACGCTGCAGCGCGCCGACTCCGAGCAGCTGATCGCCCGCCAGTCCGCGGCCCTGCTGCGGCTGCTCAAGGGGCTGGATGTGCAGCCTGAGCAGGTCGAGGGACTGGGCAGCGGGAACCACTGGTCAAGTTGGCTGATTGACGCCCGTTCCATCCGTGACCAGGTGATTCCCGCTGCCGAGACGATCGCCGCGAGCCTCATGCAGGCGTACATGCGCCCGGCCCTGGAGTCGCTCGGCTACACCGCTCAGGACCTCGCGCGGATCACGATCGCGGTGGACGCCTCACCGCTCGCCGAGAACCCCAACCGCGGCCAGGACGCCATGGAGGCCCACGGCGCCGGCGTCATCTCAGACGCGGCGCTCCGTGAGGCGAAGGGCTTCGACGACGACGACGCCCCCTCCGACGAGGAGATCCTGCGCCGCCTCGCAGCGTCCGGGAACCTGCCGGTCGGTGTGATCGCCGCACTGTTCGGGTTGACGCAGCAGGAGGTACAGCAGGCCGCGGTGATCGAGGAGCAGATCGCGCCCGCCGAGACGACCCCGGCGGCGTTGCCCGCCGGGACACAGCAGCCCCGCCCGCAGGCCGGCCCCGGCCAGGTGACCCCGACGAACCCAGTCCCCGCCGAGCCCACGCAGGTGGTCGCTGCCGCGGTCCTCGACGAGGAGTCGGGCTACGTGGTGGACGACGACGCCGGCCGCCGCCTGGCAGACATCGACGCCGAGCTCGCCGACCGCATCACCGTCGCAGCCGACGCGGCGCTGGCCCGAGTGATTGAGCGTGCAGGCGCCCGAGTCAGGTCGCAGGCTCAGAAGGACCGGGCCGTGGCCGGCGCGATCGGCGGACTGGAGGCGCACCTCATCCCCGCGAAGCTGGGCCGTGAGCGCGTCGAGTCGTTCGTGCCGGTCTCTGACCTCCTCGCCGACGGCTACAGCCGGTTGCGCGGCCAGTTCGGCAGGTGGATGGGTCAGGCCGCCGCGCAGGTCGCCGACGTGGTCGTGGACCTCCTCCGGGTGAGCGGAGCCCAGGCGGACCGGGTGCGGGTGCAGGTGACGGACCGGCTTTCGTCCCGCACTGACCTGGCGTGGCAGACGCTGGCCGAGAAGCTCGACGCCGCCGCGGAGGTGGCCCTGTTCCTGCCGGATCCGCTCACGCCTGACCCCGGCCCGGGCGAGCCGGTCGACACGCTCATCTCCCCGGCCGACGTCGAGGACGTGTTGCGGGTCGCCGGGGGAGGGCAGCCGGTTCGGGAGTCCTCGCAGACGCAGGCGCCGATGCGGGCGGACACGCCTGGGCCTGGCGGGTATGGGACCGGGCCCGATGTCTCAGCACTCCTCGAGGAGCACGGCGCCGTCCTGCTCGGGTGGGAGTGGCAGTACCGGTTCTCGATCAAGCGGGACCGGTTCGCGCCGTGGCACACGCAGCTCGACAAGATCCGGTTCGCCACGTTCACCGATCCTGCGCTCGACACAGAACCGCAGACCGAGTGGATCGGCCCGTACTACTTCCCGGGCGATCACGCTGGCTGCCGGTGCAGGGTCGTCCCGATCATGGCCGTGGTTGAGCAGCCCGACCCCGACGACGACATCGTGGCCCGCCGCCTCCGTGAGGCCGCAGCCGATCCGCGCAACATCCTCGCCGACGAGGTCGCAGCTGAGGACACCGCGGCAGGTCGGGTGGGCACGAGCCTGCAGAACGAGTCCGAGGTGCGCAGGCGGCTCGTCGACCAATACATCCGTGGAGGAACCCGATGACCAGCAAGCCGACCGTCGGCCGGATCGTCCACTATGTCTCGTACGGCACCCCGGGCGGCGAGTACACCTCGCAGTGCCGGGCCGCCGTCGTCACGGACGTGAGCCCTGGCCTGCTTCCTGAGGCGCCGCCAGCAGGGACAGCACGGGAGATCGACTCGGACGCCGCCGTCGTCGGACTGTGCGTGCTCAACCCGACCGGCATGTTCTTCAACCACGGCGTGATCCAGGACGAGGCGGAGAAGCGCGGCGGCACCTGGCACTGGCCGGAGCGTGTCGAGTGACAGCCGCCCTCTCGTTCTCTCCGCGCATCAACCTGCACCGGTGGACGTGGGATGCCTTCGCGATCCGCTACGTCCGCACGGCTGCGGGCGCGCGCCGCTACAGCGTGCCGATCGGCTCCCCGATCCCCGTCGGCAGGCAGGTGCGGAACCGTTCGATGCCCGACGGCTCGACCCGCATCCGCCTCACCCCAGCCCAGCGCGCCATCGCCGGCCGGATCTTCGGTGAGGACTCCGGCCCGAACGGAGCCAGCCACGGCGGCGGGGTGAGTCTCGACGTCGACAACCCGTCGGCCGCATCGTCGACGCTCGACCGGGCGCTCGCCGACCCCGACATCACTGCCGGCCAGCGCCGCTCCGTCCGCGTCCTTCGGGACAAGGTCGCCGGGCTGGGGGCACCTGCAGCACCCGATCCCGCGCCCGAGCAGCGTGACGCATCCACGCTCACGCCGGCCGAGGTGCAGGGCGAGATCCGCGGCGCCTACGACACGGTCGCGAGCCAGCCCGGCGAGTGGGTTGGCCTCGTCGACCTCCGCCGCGAACTCGACTCGCGGAGCCTCTCCCGCGAGCAGGTGGACGCGGCGCTCGAGGAGATGGCCTCCACCCCCGGCGTGCACGTGCGCGCGAACTCGGCCGGGCAGGACGTCACACCGGCGGACGAGGCGGCTGCGGTCCGCTTTGGTGGGGACGACCGGCACCTCATCATGATCGAGCCGGAGGGCGGCGCCGACCAGGGCCCCGCCTCCCCGGACCGTGCACCGCAAGCCGGGCCGGCCGCCACGGTCGAGATCCCCCGCGCCGAGCAGGACGCCGCCGTCATCCTCTTCGCCGGCGGCGAGGGCGCGGCCGACAACGGCGCCCGCGTCCAGGGCGGACAGCTGCAGGTCCACGACCGGGCCGCCGCCGTGGACGCTATCGACTCGATGATCCGCGACCTCGGAACCGCACCGTCGGGCCCCGAGGCCGATCTGCGCCGCACCTACGAACGCATCCGCGAACGGATCCAGCAGGCACCAGTGGAGGACTCATGACCGCACCAGTGGAGGCGGTCGACCCGGCCGTCGAGATCGCCGACGAGACGCCGGGGGAGATGCGCGTCCGCTTTCCTGTGCTCGTCATCGAGGGCATGCCGACCAGCGATGGCCGACTGATCGAGCCGGGCGCGCTCACCCCGCGAGCCCTGCCGCTGTCGCTGCTCGCGCAGGCCGAGGCGTCGCACGGCGGTGACGACCCCGGTCCGGCGGTGGTG